CAATATCACACAAAGTCTGTCACTTATCCTGTTGACATATTAGTTCATTTGGACTATAATAAACTCAACAAATCAATACAGCACAGCCAACTGGCAGGAGGGAATATGATATGAAAAGAGGAATGATCTTAAACGGACGTCATAGAGTATATGTTGGAAAAGAGATATTCAGTGATATCATGATTTTAAAGGAGGAACAGTAAATGAAATCAAAATACACAAAAATTAAATATACGAACACCGGGGTAAAAGCCCCGGTAGTAACTCTTATGAAATCAAAATCAGATCTTGATAGAACAGACATGATAGAATTAAGATATTCAGACATAATCATAGTTATTTCAAGAATTTTACGAAAAACTATGTATAATAAAGCAGAATCAAGAATCGAAATACGAAGAAAAAATAACACTCTTTGTGCACTAGTTAGAGTGAAAGATACTATCAATGATGCAAAAATAATGATTGAAAACTATTACATTTTTGCAAAACTTTATGTATATTTGAATGGAAAAAAATATATTAGTGACAAAGAGTATAGATACTATGAAGAATGGAATAAGATAGTGTGTGACAGGTTTAATCATAAACTATATGGTGAAATAATGGGGGTACTCAAATATGCCAAAGAATCCTAAAATCCCGACCACTTCTAAAGGTTTGAACGTCAATCCAAACATGCTGACTACCGCTGATGCTTTACAACTTCGCAGACAGCTTGCAAAACGTCTGAATCAGCGTATGCGTAGATTAAAGGCAAAAGGATTTGATTCAGAAGTTGGAGGAGCGTATGCAGATTACCAAGACCTGCTTGCAAGATTTTTTCCAGGGAGATCAACCATTCCGGAAAATTTGGAAAATGAAAAGTATAAAGGGTTGCCAAGAACCCAAGTGAAAGCTATCCAGAAGATTCTGAAAGAAAAAAGTAGCACTGTGCAGGGTTGGAGAGAGATCATAGATCAACGTCAAAAAACACTCAGCACTGAATACGGAATCAATTTTAAGTCAAAAGAGGAAATGAAGTTGTTTTTTAAATCTGAGGTTTGGAAGTGGTTGCAGAAATTTTATGACAGCAAGCAAACTATGAGAATCATCAGTCACAAACTGGATGATTCTACTGTTTCTGAGATCATAAAAGATCTGGAAAAATTCCGCGAGAGAACAGATCCGGATATGGCTGATACGATTGCAAAAGAACTTGGATTTTCCGGGGAGGCTGAGGCTTTGAAGTACAGACCATAGCAGGGAGGAGACAAAGTAATGATAGTAGCAGGATATCCGGTGGTCTATTTTAAAAACTATGATTATATGCATTTATTTGATGGCAATTTTATACGGAGATCCAACGCAGGTCATTACCTTGGAGTATATGAAAAAATCATAACCGTAGACACAGAAACCTTTGTATATCTTAACAAAAGCATTGGCTTTGTGACAGACTGGACAATCACCATAGAGAATGACTGCTGCATCTATGGTAATCATGTATCAGATCTGATAGACACGATAGACAGGATCTGTACCACATTACATGCTGATGACAGCCACCTTGTAAGATTTTTTGTTCACAATTTCCCTTATGATTATGTATTTTTAAGAAATCATTTTTTCCAAAAATGGGGAAATCCGGACAAATCATTAGCTGCTAAAACTCATAAGTACATCTTTATGAAATGGACAGGACAGGGTATTGAGTTCCGGGACAGTCTTATCTTGACACAGAGATCATTAGAAAAGCTTTGTAAAGATATGGGCACCACTGAGAAAGCTGTCGGAACATGGGACTATAAGAAGTTTCGAACGCCAGCAAGCCCACGTACGGCAAAAGAAATAGCATATGTCTGTACGGATACGATAAGCTTATGCAAAGCCCTACGCAAATACATAGATCAGAGAGGATTTAACGTGGCGAACTGTCCGCTAACCAATACTGGTTTTATCCGAACCAATGCCCGCAGAAGATCAAGAAAAGACAAGAAATGGCGCAAGCAATTTGAGCAAATGGCATTAACACTTGAACAGTATGACCAGATGCTTGACTGCTATCATGGGGGGTATACCCATGCAAACAGATACTATATTAATCAATTGATAAAAGAACCTGTTGAGTGCTATGACTTTGCAAGTTCTTATATTGCCTGGATGTGCTATTGCAAATTTCCTATGACGAACTTTTGTTATACAAATAGTATAACATTAAAAGACATTATGGACTTGAAAGAAGATTATGCTTTTTCCGGTTATATAAGATTAAAGAATCTGAGGTTGAAAAAAGACTGCCCTATGCCACCTCTTGCTTTTTCAAAAGCAAAAGTTTGTGTTTTCCCGGAAGCAAAAAGCAAAAAAGAACAGTTCCATGATAATTTGGACAATGGAAAGATTGTAAATGCAGATCTTGTCATATATCCATTTACTGATCCGGATTTAGAAGTCATCCTGTCAAGTTATGATTATGAATGGGCGGACGTGTCAAAGGTCATGAGAGCGACAAAGGACTACTTGCCGGAGTGGTTCACAGGCTATTTGATGGAATTATTTTTTAAAAAATGCACCCTTAAAGGTTTGGATGAAGCAAACTATATGATCTCAAAAGGTGAGTTAAACGGCATGTACGGAATGACAGTACAGCGGATCATACAGATTATTTGTACTGAGTTGATGGAATCCGGAGAGTGGGAAGCAAAAGAACCAGAGGACAGGGAAAAAGAACTTGAAAAGTTCTATAAAAATAAAAACAGCTTCATGCCCTACCAGTGGGGAGTATTTATTACAGCTTATGCACAGGCTTATCTTTTCCGGTTGGGAGCCTGCTGCCGGAGGTGGCTATACTCTGATACGGACTCTGTTAAAGGCACAGACTGGGATCATGATAAACTGGATGCATTTAATCAGTCAATCGTTGATATGTCAAAAAAAAGAAACATCGGAGTAGTTGAGTATAAGGGCAAAACATTCCGTCTGGGTATCGCTGAGTTTGACGGAATATACAGTGAGTTTATAACGATGGGTAGTAAGCGTTATTGCTACCGCTTAAAAAAAGATGCATCCTTGCATCTGACGGTCGCAGGAGTGCCAAAAGAGGGAATTTACTGTTTGGATGATGACATAGCAAATTTCAGAAAAGGATTTATTTTCAGAAACGATTTGACATTCCGCAGGAACTACCGCAGGGTGAATGATTGGCAGGATCCTCATTGGAAAATGAAAACAGAGTATCTTTTTCATGACGGAATCAATGAACTGACCATTGACGGATGCAGGATTGAGTATGGCTGTGCTATCCGGTTGACCGATACAGAGTATGAATTGGATCATACGATTCCGTATGATAAAGAAACAGGATTGCCGTTGCCGTTTGAAATGGAATATACGGTATATGAATAGAATTGTTATAAAATTGTAATACTTTTGTAACATAAATAAGTTAAACTGTATAAAGGAGGTATAACCTATGAAAAAATTCTGGAAAGAAAACAAAGAAGATTTGAGTACTCTTTTCTGGACTTGCATTACTTTTGCCTGCATGTTTGCAAGCTGCCAAGTCTGGATGCTGTTAGGTGATTAAGGAGGTGAGGAAAAAATTGATTGACTTGTCTGAAATTTATGAAATGCTTCGAACAAGCAGTCTGAGAAAAGTAAACTATGAGAATGAAGAAATCAGTGTAGTAGCTTACAAGGTAGGAGAAATCATTAGAATTGATGTAAAGGAGGTAACAAAAGATGAATGTGTCCATGGATGATGCTTTTAAGGCACTTCACATTATTTCTCAAATCTGTACAGAAAACAAGGGTTGTAAATCATGCCCATCTTATTGGAGTATAAAAGTACCTAAAATTAAATTATTTGATTAAAAAAGGAGAAAAAATATCATGTTAAAATCAAACGTAAAAATCACTTGCAAACCTTATAACGGTAGTTCAAAAACAAAAGCCTTTGTTGATCTGACTCTGGATGATACACTCATAATTAAAGGACTTACACTGCTTGAGGGGAAAAACGGGCTTTTCCTGTCATTCCCAAGTACAAAAGGAAAAGACGGAAAGTATTATGATTCCGTTTACTCTCTGGATAAAGAGTGGTTAAAACTTTTGCAGGATGCCTGCATCAAAAAATACAATGAATGCAACCAGACTTCACAGCCTGTATCCTCCGGGGGTGGATTCCGGTAATGAATATCTATGATAGAAATGGTTGGCTGGATGTTCCAAGGATTGTCCAGCTTGCCGATAAAAATAAAATTAACTTTATCTTTATTATTGGGGCAAGACGAACCGGGAAAACGTATGGTATCTTCCAGCACTTTATCAATGATGTCTTTTCGAAAAATGAGAAGATCATTTACATGAGACGCACAAAAGAGCAACTGACAAAAGTATTTCTTCCGGAGTTTGACCCCTGGCTGGACATAAACAAAAATATGAACAGGTTTTTTCACTTCGAAAAACCCAGAGGAGAATATGGTCGTATTAAGATTGTGGAGCAAACAGAGGAAGAGGAAGTATATAGAGGTGAGGCTTTTTGTCTAACTTCGATGCATAACAACCGTGGTTTCTCTGGATCTGATTTTTCTGAGGGAATTTATGATGAATTCATCCCAGAGAAGATAGCAAAAGCAATCAGTGGGGAAGATGATGCGTTTTTGAATGCTGTTGAAACAATCTCAGCAAACAGGGAATTGCAAGGAAAGAAACCGTTCCGCTGGTGGTTGGCTTCCAACTCCAATACGCTGGATAATCCGATTGTACAAGCTTTTGGTTTGCTTCCAATCCTTGAGCGAATGAAAAAAAATAAGCAGGAGTTTTCATTGCTAAAAGAAAGAGGAATCATTTTAGTTTTAATTAATGACTCTCCGATTTCAGAAAAAAAGAAAGACACTGCATTGTATCGTGCTTTATCGGGTAATACGGACTTTGCAAAGATGGCGCTTTCAAATGAGTTTGCATATGATGATGTATCGGCTATCCGATCAGAAGATATACGACAATACAAGCTTATTTGTGTCATTGGAAAAGTAGCAATTTATGAGCATAAATCAAAAGCCCATTTGTATGTGTCGGATCATATCTCTGGGTCTTGTAAGGATGTATTTGAAGACAACCAACATGGAAAAGACCAATTCAGATGCTTTTATAGTTGGATTGATAGCTATCGTCTGACAAATAGGATAAGTTATCAGAATATTTCAGTAAAATTTTATATTGACAAATTATTCAAATAGACTTATATTTTAATTAGGTCAACGTGGCTACATCGACCGCCGGAAGCGGATGCCGTGGGGTGATTACCCGGAAGCGTTGACCTATTTTAATTTTACTTCCGGCAGAAAAGGAGAAAAAATGAAAGTAGATCAGATTTTAGAACTTGGAAAACTTGGATTTACAAAAAATGAGATCATGGGGATTCTGAACGCTCAGAGTATGTCCGGACTTGGACAGATTACAACTCCGGAACAGGGTACTACGCAGCAGACTACTCCTGGACAGGTTCCAACTCCGGGACAGGATGCAACAAACACAGCGTTATTGACAGCAATCAATACTTTGACTGCTACCTTGCAGGCTGGGAACCTGTCAGCATCCGGAAAAGCTGGGTCAGCACCACGTACCTCTGACAACGTAGCGGAAGATCTGATGAAACTCATGAATTAAGGAGGGTAAATAAATGGCAAACAGTTTAGTAGTCCAGGATGCCTATTTAATCATCAATGATTTATACAAAATGGCTACCGGACGCGAAAATATCAAAGCAGTAGACACAAGTTCCTTTGTGTCGGTTGGTGAAACTATGTTGCGGACAGGTGTAGAGCCAACACTGAAAGCACTCAGTCAGTGGTGCGGAAGAACATACTTTGAAATGGAAAAATACAGATCCGGTGTATTCCGCTCAATCATTGAGAATAACGAACGCTGGGGGGCTATCACACGTGAGATTATTTCACTTCCGTTGGATGCAGAGGCTTCGCAGGATTGGAATACAGACTTGAATGAAAATCAGCTTGCTGATGGTCAGTCGGTCGACATGTACAAGATCAATGCCCCGAAAGTAGTGGAGTTGAAATTCTACGGTAGCAAAGTCTTACAGTCTCATATCACACGATTCCGTGATCAGCTGGCATTAGCTTTTTCTAATGAAACTGAGTTTCTTATGTTTGTAAGTAGCTATATGACCGCTTACTATAATGATATTGAATCCAGAAATGAAGCAAAGCGCAGACTGACAGTGCTCAACTTCATGGCAGGCATTTCCTATCTTGGAACAAATGAAGTAGATCTTGTAAAAGAGTACAATACAGCCTATGGAACAAAACTGACAAGAAAGCAGCTTTTAAGCCCGGAGTACCACAGAGATTTCATGGCTTTTGTGGTTGCAAGAATCAAAAAAGATTCCAAAAAGATGCAGGATCGCACGACAAAGTATCACATGAATCTGACTGGAAAAGATATCCTGCGCTTTACACGTCCGGAGAACCAGAAACTGCTTATGTATACCGATTTCTGGATTGATTCCGAAACACAGGTATTTCCGACAGTCTTTAGTGATGAACAGTTAAAGATTGCCGACAAAGAACTTGTAAACGGCTGGCAGGAGTTTGACAGCCCAGCCATCAACATTAAACCTAACATCATTGATGCGACCGGTGTTTCCAAAACAGCTACGACAGCGGTAAATCTACCATATGTACTTGGTATTTTATATGATCGTAGAGCAATGGGAGTGAACAATCAGTGGATGTACTCAGCAGCTACCCCATTCAACGCAGCAGGTGGCTATTACAATATCTTTGATCACTACCGGTTCAACGCTTGGAATAATTTCACACACAACGCAGTCCTTTACGTACTGGGGGAGGGGGCATAATATGTTAGCAGCATCTTTACAAGTTCCTAGTGGGGGAAGTATCGTTGCAAAATTACCTTTTAGAAAAGTCGGATTAAGAAGAATAGTTATTAGTGCCCCTAGTGACAGTGTGAATCTTACTTATGATGGCATCAATTTAGTAAAATTCAGCAAATACAACGGTTTTATTGATTTAAAATTCGAAAGTTATTTTGGTTTTCCGGATGCTAGCAATTTTGCCTTTGTAAACTACGACACTACTAATGCCAATGTTGTTGTTCTTGCTGACTGTGTTCCAGAATCACCTATAAACAATGATTATTTTGAGGTACAAACATCATGACAGACACAATTTTGACAGTTTTAGGAAACTATGCTTTTCCGATCGTTTGCTGTATTGGCATGGCTTACTTTGTAAAATACATGTACGACCAGACCAATGCACGAGTTGACAAACTAAACGAAGATCACAAGAATGAAGTTGATACGCTTTCTGAGGTGATCAAAAACAATACGATTGCCTTAGAAAAGATGAACGCATTAATCGAACAAATTGGAAAGTAGGTGCTATATGACAGCAAATGAACTTGTAGCATATGCTACTAATTTAATTGGCACTCCTTATGTCTGGGGTGGTAACACTCCTGCACAGGGACTTGACTGTTCCGGATTGCTTTACTATATCCAGAAGAAAGCAGGATCAGACGTGAGAGATATGACTGCTTCCGGATATTCCGAGTTTGGAAAAAAGATTGAAATTGGGCAGAAAAAACCGGGTGATTTTCTCTTTTTTGGTAGACCGGTCACTCATTGTGCTATTTATGTTGGAAACGGGTATATGATCGAAAGCCGAGGAGGACGAAAAAACACTGCTGAAAATCCAGGTATGGGAGTTGTAAAAAGCCCTGTAAGTCGTAGATCTGACTTATCTTGTATTCGCAGGGTATGGACAGAATACAATGAAGCACTAACCTATTCGATTGGAAAAACTTATACTACCAGAGTTGACCATTTACATGTTCGTTTTTCTGTCTGGGGACAAATCAAAGGATATGAACAGCTGACAGCTGACGGAATGAAACATGCTTATTCTGATGGATGCTTGAAAAAGGGAACCACAGTCACGGTAAAGGATGTCAAAAAGGATGCTGCCGGAGCAACGTGGGTAAGGATTCCATCCGGTTGGGTTTGCGCAATCACAGCAAAAGGAGATATCTATTTATCATGACGGAAATCATCTTATATCATTTTTCCAAAAGAAAAAACAGCACCAAAAGACCAACGGGACAGGGCACTACTGTGCCCTGTCTTTTAAAATCGAACACCACTTTTCAGAATCCAGTGTTTAAATTAAAATTATCATTAGATAATGCATTGCAATACAACTATTTACAATGGGCTGACCATTACTATTTTATCAATTCGACGATGTCATTAAATAATGACATGGTTGAGATCTCAGCGAGTGAGGATGTGTTAGCTACCTACCGGACAGAGATCAGCAACTATACATGCTTTATTGAGCGTTCTGCTAAGCAGAATACGCTTGCAAATGATTCCATGTATATCCCTACAAATGACTGGGTAAGTCAATCTACGATAGTTGGACAGCCAATAAATACGTTTGTGAATGGGTATGCACCAAACTATTTACTGCGCACTGTATCAGTTGAGGGAGTAAACACCTATTATATAAGAGGTAAGCAATTAAAAGAGTTATGCAACTTTATGTACACATATGGATCTATTCCAGATGTAATGGAAACAGCATTGACGCGTTTACTTTTTAATCCGTTTCAGTATATTCTTGATTTAAAATGGTTACCTTTTATGGTTGAAAAATTTGTAAATGCATTAGATACTGTAAAGCTTGGCTACTGGGATAGCAACAAAAATGCCTATCTGATAGATGATGCATCTTGTACTTTTTCATATGATTTAAGCCTTGGGAATCCCTTATATGCTGATACAGATTTCAGATTTTACAATCCTGCTTTTTCAAAGTATACTGTAAAGCTTCCATTTGTGGGGATTATTCCTATCAATCCAGCAAAGACCCATAAGGGGCAGTTAAAAGCTACTTATAACTTTGATGCTGTCTCCGGCATGGCAGACGTTTGGGTAACTTCCGGATCTGATGAATATGCACATTTTCAATGTCAGCTTGCCGTTCCGGTTCAAATTGGATATGCTACGGCAAACATTGGTCAGCTTACTACCAGCTTGATAGACGTAGGAACAAGCCTTGCTTCCGGTAACCCAATAGGGGCTATCACAAATACGTTGGGGGCATTCCAGAGCGTAACCTCTCCGGAGCCTAACATGGTCGGAACTATTGGAAATATCAGTTCCATTTTGAACAACATGGAAGCAAACAGCATCTGCTATGCCTGCACAAGCATAGGTCCAGATGGAGCAAGTGAGGGTTTTGTAGATGGCACTGTACGCTCTATATCTGGACTGACAGGCTTTGTAAAGTGTAGGAATGCATCTATACAGATTGCAGGATTTGAGGGGGATCAAGAGCAGGTGAATGAGTACTTAAACAACGGATTTTACTTTGAATAGAAAGAGGTGATAAACATGTGGACGCCGGTTAATTTTGACAAGATTAATATTTGCACAAATTACTTCCAACCGTCCGGAATTAAAGTCGACAGCTTATATACTGATACGTTTGATCGTATGCTTTATGAGCGTGTTTGTTCAATTTTAGACATTAGCTATAATGGAACTATTGACATTGATTACTTTAAATATTGTTTGCTTTTCGGTGGCTATATTTGCATAACAAAGACAGATCTTTATGGTCTGATTGCACAATACCCAATTTTGACAGGCTACAATATTTATTTCAAACCAACCACAGCTACTATACACACGTATTCAAGCAATGCAGAGATTGACATGGAGGACATGGAGATCGGAAAAGACTGTTCTGTCATCTATCTCAGACCAACTTTCTGCGGCATTGGGGATATCATCGGTTTTTACAGCTATAAGCTGGCACTGGTAGCAAGTGCGTTTGATATGAATGTATTTAATTCAAAACTTGCTTTTCTGATAGCCGCTAAAAATAAAGCCGCGGCTCAGACCTTGAAAAAAATCTATGACAGTATTCAATCCGGTAATCCGGTTGAGGCTTTTGATGTATCAATAAAAAGCGAGGACAGACAAGGAGCCAAACAGGATGCTTGGGAGAGTTTCAACAAAGACTTGAAGCAGAACTTCATTGCACCGGAGTTGATTGAGGTATTTGAGAAACTTCTTGATCAGTTTGATACAGAGGTTGGTATTCCATCTGTCGGGTCTGATAAAAAAGAACGACTGAATGTGCTTGAAACAAGCAAAAATGATGCAGAATCAGTAACACGGCTCACTACTTGGCTTGAGACTATAAAAGCAGGAGTTGACATGACAAACAGATTATATCCAGAAATGAACTTGTCAATCAAGATCAGAAGCTATGAAACTGCGGGGGTGAAAACTTATGGGTCTTTATAAGATTACGATAGCAGGTCTTTATGAATGGAACAACACTCTCTTTGACAAGATGGAATTCCCAGAATCAGCTGATCGGCAAAACTTTATTGATAGCTTGCTTTTGTCCTATGGGGATTGTGAGCCATTATACCCGGACTGGAATTTTATGTATGAGAGTGCTATTCCTGCATGGAGCAGGAAATGGAAAAATAGCATTGACAAGGTTTATAATGTGTTAGAATTAACTAATTATGAACCAATTGAAAACTATGATCGTCATGAAGAATGGACAGATAGCCCGGATATGACACGAACAAATCAGAGTTCCGGCCAAGATGTAAATAGAGCAGAAGCAGGACAGGGAACCACTACTACTAACTCTGGGGCAGATACAACTACCAATGAAGTCAGTGCTTTTAATGATGCAAATTACAGCCCAAACGAAAAAACAACGACGGAATACGGAGGAAGCACAAAGGTACAAAGTTCCGGAGAAAACAAAAACACGTTTGAATACGGAAAAGGAGAAACAAGCAGAGAAACAGGACAGAATAAGCATTCCGGACATATTCATGGCAATATTGGAGTGACTACGTCTCAGCAAATGATCCAGTCAGAACTTGAGTTACGGAAACAAAGCTTTATTGATTATTGCACCGGACTTTTTGCACAGGATTTGCTTTTATTAACTTATTAAGGAGGGAATAAATTATGATTTTCAGATATCCACACAGTGGATCGCATGATATGAATTTAGACTGGTTGCTTAAAGTTGGCAAACAGGTAGAAAAAGATCATGAAGAATGGACGCATATAAAAGATACAGCCCAAACCATGATCGATGATGCTATTCAAAAATCACTTGATGATGGAGAGATCGGAAAAGTGGTAAATGATGCTACTACAAAACTCATCACTGAACAGATTGACCCATTAAAAGAACAGGTTGGAACAAATACAGCTGATATCACAAAGTTACAGAAAAGAGATGGGCTTTTTGACCACTCCGGAAAAACCATCATCATCGGAGACAGCTACACGGTTGGTTATAGTCCAGATGGCAACTTGACACCTTGGACTACAAACTTTATCAAGTACACAGGGCTTGAGGATGTTACTATTTCTGCAAATGGGGGGGCTTCATTTTCGACAGCTTCCAATTCATTCCTTATGCTTTTAAACGCTGTACCTGCTTCTGATGACGTGAAGCAAATCTTGGTAGTTGGAGGGTTTAATGAGTTCGGAACCTATTCAGAGATTGAAAATGCAATCAATGCTTTTATGGGTGTCGCTGAGGTCAGATTCCCAAATGCAAAAGTGTTTGCCGCTATGGTAGCATGGTCAGTTGACCGGACGGACGACCCAAACGTGCAAAATCGGTTAAAGATTGCAAAATCTGTTTATAACACACAGCGGAAGAATTGGCGCTATCTGGCAGGCTCAGATTATATCCTCCATGCTGACGGCTTTCTTGCATCTGACGGGTTCCATCCAAACAGTACCGGACAGGAACGGCTTGCTACCTATCTTGCTACAGCTGTAGAAACAGGAGCATGTAGCCCATCATTTTATGAAGTTACTGCAAATTTTGAAGCAGGCGACTTTACACCTACTCCTGGGTCAAGCTGGGCTTTTGTAAGTTCATACAATGAGAATACAAGCACTTTAATCTGGGGTAACTATGTTTGCCTACCAAACAGCGGAACACTTGTCTGTGATGGCACTGAGTACCGTTTGGGGCGCATCTATTCGACTTCCTTTATCGGAGATCATAACGGTTATACATGCTACCCAACCACTGTGATCGTTAAGTCTGGCAGTGACTTTTTTCACATTCCTGCACAGCTTAACTTCCGAGGTCGACATATCTATTTGAGTTTGTATGATATTTCTGATGACAAGCACAACTACCGGACATTAACAGAGGTTACACAGGTACAGATTCACAGAGGATCAATTACCATGTAAATATAAAATATGATAGCCCAGTGGATGCTGGGCTATTTTTTATTTTGTATCTTTCAAAAGTTTTCTGAGTAACTTGATTACACCCCAGTTTGTTGAGGCACTGTAAGTTCTTACACCTTTTTGAGGGTTCATAATAAATTCCCTTTTTGATGCTTCATAATAAAGAACCCTCCAGTCTTTAAAGTCTGTCATGCTTATTTCAACAAAACCAAAATAGTAGTTAAAGTGTTGAATAATCAAAGTATCACAATCTTTGCTAAGTCTACATATGAAGCCTTGCTTTTTGAGATCAAGAGCAAGCTGTTTAAGGTTCATTGTATCTTTGTTGTAGTATGGATTCACTCTCATGTTATATACCTCCTATAATTCAATATTAAATAAGCTGTTAAGGCAATCTTCAAAACTTGGTTCAGTATTGCAATACGCAATGATAAACTCTTCATTTGTGCATGGTGCTAACTCACGATGGATAGACTCTCTGAGATCATCATTCATATATAATGCTATATCATTCATTTCCCCATTTGTTACTTCTTTGACTGATTTCATCTTTTCACCTCATATTTTAAACCTATGATTTTCATTTCACTTTCAAGAGTGCATAACTCATTCCAGAGTTCTCTTTCTATTGACTTGAAAGACTCACAGCTAGGATAACTACGAACGTCTTCATACGCTTTTCCCCATTTTCCTAATAAGCACTCATGTGCTAACTCATATAATCTTTTTTCTTTCATCATATTCCCTCCTGCCAGTTGGCTGTGCTGTATTGATTTGTTGAGTTTATTATAGTCCAAATGAACTAATATGTCAACAGGATAAGTGACAGACTTTGTGTGATATTG